GCGAGCGATGCGACTCGGATCATTCGCTGACTCTGCAGTCGGGGCCTCACCGCCTAACTGGATCTCATCCGGAACTTCGGGAACATCGAAGGCAGTCATGCCCTCCTTTATCTGACTTACGCCAGATGATGGTCCTTGGGCATCCGGGAGGAGAGCGCCAGAGGCATGAATGAGACTCCTGATTCCAGCTTCACTCAAGAGGGTCGTCCCATCGATTCGGCCAGCCTCTTTCTCGGCAGAGTAATACTCGATTACCTGCTGATGCTGAGTGCCGCCCTCGTCGATATTCAGATCCGTGAAGATATTCTTGAGGCGTGAAGTTGCCTCATACTTCATTCGCATTTCTGCGTCCCGAGCTTCGAACATCCGACTCACCTCGTCGCGTGATAGTCCGCCTTTGGAGGTAGGTTTAGATGATGCCGCATCTTTTGCGGCCTTGTTATCCCACGTTGACTTGGCATCATTGACGGACCGGGAAACGTAGGAGCGAACAGCTTCCCGCAAAGCGGGATCCTGAATGTCCTCGAGGCGATTAAAGTTCACCTCTTCCTTTCCTGTGGCCGCAGTCGCCGCTTCAGCGTCAAGATCTAGGTTTACCTCCGTAGAGGGCGCAGTATCCTGGGTGGCTTCGGGTGTCTCTGTAGTTTCTTGTTCTTCAGTCATTTTCTTCTCCTGGGGACATCGTTCAAGTTTTCCGGAAATCGGTCTTGACTCTGCCTTGCCCAGACTTGCTCTTTGTCGCCTTATCGACGACGCCCTGATGAGCTCGCTTGCCTGGGGAATTTAGGATAGCAGCCTTCCGCGCCTCGAACTTCTTCTCGTCGCGTACTTCGCCTGTATCCATGGAGATGCCTGCTTTATCGTAGACTTCCCTCATTTGCTTTTCTGATGTGACATGTCTGTCTGGATCCCTTGGGTGCAGATGGAAAACCTCCTTGCCATCTGACCACCCCGGAGGGACCTTCCCTGATACGCTCTTAGCGCTGATGACTTGCGTCATGGTCGATCCGCATGCGCAGACAATCTCTCTTGGGACGGAAGACATGGTGAAGAAGAACTCAGAGGATCCTTCACACTCCTTGCAGGCGAAATCATAATTAGGCATTAGACTCCCCCCCGTGGTCCTAGTAGCGGAACTTGGCCTCCGCGAAGCGCGGGAGCTGCAATTCCTTCGTCAGCCATGGATCCCATTCCTGGGCCAGCGGCCTGTGTTCCTGCAGCTAGCTTGGCTTGCTGCTCCATAGCTGCCTTCTGTGTCTCCATCTGATGCCCCTGCAGTGCGGCGCCAATCCCGACACCCGCCTCAGCAGGCATGAACCCATTCTCTGTCCCCTGGAGTATTAGATTCTGATAGTAAGAAACGTAGAGTTCGTGATCGTCACCAGGGCTGACTGGAATAGGATCTCCTGTGAGAAGGTACCTAATGATTCTGTCCTCGGGGCCCTGCTCGACAGCTGGGGCTTCGAGAAGTAGGTCGATATCCGTAATGCCCATCGCCTTGCCAGTCCGACGAAGAATCTCGCGGATGACCTTGGGAATGGAGCCTCGGAAGTTAGCGACCGTCTGAGTGGCCTGCTGGAGGAAAGTGAGGAGTGACTCAATCTCTCCCTTACGGCTGATATGCTCCAGGTCTACTGGGTCCACTCGGAATGAATAGCTGCAGACGCGTGGGTCTGGGATATCGATGACTCGAGTAAGACCTGAGGCGAGAGGGATCTCAGCCTTCTTGCCATAGAGCTTGCGCTGCCACTTATGATGGACCCTGGCAATCTCTCCCCAGGCGTCGGAGATAACTTCGAGCCTATCCTTATTCCGCCTAGACGCATTCTGCGTGATGGCGGCTGCCTCGGTCGCACTCTTCTCAGGATTGAGGGGTGTCCCTCTCTCCATAGCGGAGACTCCCGTGACGTCATCGAAAAGGGCGATATAAGTATTAAGGGCCGAGAGGTATTGGTCGAGAGTCGCATTCATCTCGACAGGGCGAAGAGTCGCATTGACCCCCCGCTGCGCATCGTCAACGTCCACGCCTACGAAGAGACGAGAGCCGCGAGGCGATTCTACGATTTGCCTGATGACCTCCTGACGGATGGCCTGCTTATCGTAGAGGTTAATGTTATTGATTGTCTGAATCTCTCTGTCAATCTGACCGAGGACTCCGATGATCATTCGCATGAGGGGAATCCAAGAGAGGCACTCAGCTGGGGCGACGTCCTCGTTAGGCGGCGCATCCAAGAATGAGCGGATGACTAGAGGGCAGATAGGGAGAGTCTCGGTCCCGACATAATTGCCGAGAGCCATTCTCTTCCGTCTACTGCGAGTCTTCTTGCTAGCTACATCGACGAAGATACTCATAGGGCAGGGGCCTTTGGCTCCGCCATAGAGGAATCCTGGATGGTAGACCTCGGTCACTGCGACGTGGTCCCAATCATTGGGGTCGGCGTCCTTGAGGGCCTGAGACTTCTGCCAGGATTTAGGGAGAGTCCCGAAATCTCTCTCGTAGTGGTGATAGTGGAAGCGTCGATGGAAGGGCTCATAGCCGCACTGAGTTGGCTCGAGAGCCTCGAACTCTGCTCGGTCAACTAGCTCCTTTTCGTCTGGCTTGGGGATAAACTTGAGGCCAAAGTAGGGAGAGACCATCCCAAGGAAGGCCGCCCGTCGCATCGCCTTCTCTAGGCCGCCGTGATCTGTGACCCACTCTGTCAGCTCATTCTGGTGCTCGGCTGCGTAGGTCGCACCTGGAGTTCTGGACTTGACCTCCAGAGTCGGACTGCCTGGGACGAGTGCCGTAATGATAGTCCTGAGACGAGAGAGAAATAAGTTGGCCGTAGTCTCAGGCGGATGCCATTCCGAGACTCTAGTCGGATGGGGGACGTCGTTAATCGAGATCCCTCCCTCAGGGATTTCGTCAATCCAGCGATTCCTATTCTCAATGTCTCGGCAAGCGTAGAGATCCGAGATCTCCTTGCTGGTAGCAGAGTAGACCGCGTCTAGCTTTCCAAAGGAATCCTGGACCAGGGAAGCGAGCTCGTTTACGGCCTCTTCCTTAATTTGGTAGATCTTCTCAGAAGCTGGCTGAGATCTGGGGCCACCGCTGTAGCTGGCCATTATTTGAATCCATACAGGACTACTACATTGGAGCTGGAGCTAGTGTCTGTGACTCGCATCATATGAGGGATGGCCACTCCATGAAGGATGCCTGCTTTGGTTGCGGAAGGTTCCATTGCAACTCCTGTGGCATCAAGCTTCCTGGTAGCAGTGTAATCGTCGTTGGGGACGTCGAACTGGACGGCACCTGCGGCTACGACCACGATGCGTCTATATCGATAGGTCTTAAAGTAGATAGATGATTCCCCAGAGCCAAGTGTGAACTTCAGGACATCGTATGTGTTATTGGACCCGTCGACATAATTGCTCTCTGTGCCATCGGCTTCTGCCCCGGCGTCCTCGGGGTCAAGAGTTCTCTGGCCGAAGACATCGTCGGAATCGAGTTGGGTGACTGGTACAGCTGGAATTGGCATTGTTATCTCCTAGGCGCCTTTGTTATGATCAATGAATGGTCTAGCCTCTCCTCGTGAGCCTCTTTTGTGCATCTCGACAATAAGATGCCATGTATAGGTGTAGTTATCGTCTACACCCGATAGAGAGACCCTCATACTTTTAGGTGGATCCACTACGTAGCCCGAGAAATTGGAGTAGGTGGGAGAAGTAGGGCTACCGTTGTGAGAATCTACGTATCCAGTAGTAATTCCGTATGGGGCTAGCGAATTAGCTGTGTCGTAGTCGCCGGTATAGAGTATGTCGTCGTCATAAGAGTTGGCTATGTATCCAGAGACGGAGCGCGACTCGAGCTGGTGATCGCCCCCGTCATAGAGATCCGTCATCTTAGGATAACTCGAAGTTACCTTTAGGTCTGACTTGCCTAAAGCATAGGTGCTTAGTCCTGTCACCCCCTCCTCTGCCACCCAATGTGGGTAACCTCTTACCTCTCCGTATGTATTCGTCTTGAAGGCTGAGTGTCCTACGGACCTCATATTGACGTTGCCTCCGTTCCACCCGACTCTAATATTAGCCTGAACGGACGTAAGGGTGAGAGTTCCCGAACCCTGAGAAGAGAGACTAATGTGGGTGTGGGTAGCGCTGTTGTTGCTGGAATATCCAGAAGTTGTGCAGTGCTCTTTCGATGCGCAGAATTTGATCGTATCCTTATCTACTGGATCGATATAGTAGTTCGTAGAGGCAGCTAGGCCCGTAGGAATTGATCCGCCTTCTGAGACGGATACCTGAACCCTGGAGCCTACGGTGAATTTGTGGTCCGCTACTGTTAGCGTATTATTGGTTGTGCTGACGATAGCGCCTAAAGTAACAGCAGGAGCGTAGGGCGTATCCTCTAACCCTCCGTGTACGCCTCCATACCCGTTAGCTGGCCAAAGAGTGCCACTCTTGAAGTAGCTCATGTGAAACGCCGGGGCGGCGCAGAAAGAGTTCCCGCCATAGTTATTGCGTCCCTTATTGGCTACTACGCTCATCGTCCAGTCTGAGCCGCTGCCCTCGTCAGCAATATCGAGGATAACTTCGCTGTCGACGTCTGCTTGAGTTGCGGAAAGAGAGCCCCTGCTATTGGTGAGTCGGTTGTAGTAATACTCGGTCCCTGCGGTAATTCCGTCGGGTAAACCTGTTCCGGCTAGTGTTACGACTGCTCCCGTCGTAAAGCCGTCTCTATTCTGCCCCTCTCGGTTGCTGAGTCCCACAGACGATTCAGCTGTGTAGGTGTTACCGAAATCGCCTCCATATCCCGGTACGTGAGTGAAGACGTTAGCATACCCTGTGCTTCTATCGGGGTCTACGACGAAAACAGCTTTGCCATCCGCAGAATCATAAATCTTAATGGGAACATCCTGGCAGAAATTATTGATGAACTCATTAATGGTGCATCGCTTGAGGATGAGCATATGGTCGTGGTTCCCATTCTTTGTGCCAATTGCAGAAGAGTTAGCTGTAGGCTGGACTATCTTCGTTACTCTTACTGGCACAAACATATCCTCGTCGGAGTGAGAGTAGCTAGTATAGCCGCCTGGACCATAGGCGCGGTCATGCTCAATTCCGGGTCCTCCCAGTCGGTAATAGGCATCGGTGGAGCCTATCTCGTTGTCGGGATCTGTGACGAATGCAGAGAAATATCGATTGTATGACGAGTAGCCATAGAACCGGACATAGTCATATCCCGCAGTATCGATGATCGCGGTCCCTCCGTATCCCCCCCAGCCTAAGTAAGTATAGCGCTGGATCTTGCAGGTATCATCGTTAGCGTAGATCTTAGTTGGATACTGTCTACGATTGGTTCTAACGTCCTTGCTATGTACTTCGTACCGATCGTAGTGAGATTGAGGGTAGTGTCTTGAGCTCATTAATTATTTCCAGATTGTGGTCCCGTAGTCTGTAATGGGAGCGGGGGCCTCTAGTCCGGGCAGGGATCCCCTCCGCTCGAGCATTGTCGACAATAATGCGAATGCTGCAAGTAAATCGTCCGAATCTGACAGGGGAAATTCGTGAAGTCGCCTAAAAAGAAGTTCTTTTCCCTCAAATTCTCCCGGAAATCTGATCAGTCCCTTCCTCATCGCCGTCACTAGACCCATTAGCCTATTGCTGAGAGCGGTGGAGGAGATGGACTGAGATCTAATCTTAACCCCACGCATCCGCCCGCGTTCCTCAAGCCATGGGGCCAATGTCTCCTGCGCTGCCTTCTTCTCTATCCAGAGCGACGCCATAGTTGGCCGACGCTGAGCGAGATCCTCGATGAAGCAGACAGCTTCGTCAGTCCCACCGTGCACCTCCCAGGCGCCGGTAGGTACGAAGATGTTTCTATCTGGCTCGAATCCCACTAGGCCTAGCTCCTTGGCCGGAATTGGCGCGACCATGAGGAGGCCATTCACGCTCTGCTTGCCCGACCTGTCGCCCTCGAGTCGATGGACTGGGTCGAAGAGGAGAATCTCCCTTAGCCTGTCGTCGCCGGGGAGCTTCATGTCTCTGTCGCTCGCCTCGGAAGTCAGGTAGGTGTCGAATAGGGCCTCCTCCGAGGGGATTGGGTCGCAGAGATATTGGGCGGCAAAGAAGACCTTCGACACGTCTCGCTGAATCCCTACTATCTCCTCTGCTGACAAGAAGGTAGGGCAGAGAGGCCACCTTCCGTCGGGACCTGGTCCTTCCCCGTCATCATCCCCTGTGTTCGGATTTGTTCCGTCCCAGACTCCGTGGCTCATCCCTGCCCAACCGTCGTGATGCCTGAGGTAGTCGAGGATATCCCCGAAGGCCCAAGGCGTCCCGATGACCGTTATCGGGCTATCAGGATAGCGCATCAGGGGGACTGCTTGTTGGACAAATTCAATAACTTTTTGTCTCTGCCCATAAGTCCTGGAATTCTGCTCGTTACAGAGGTCGTCGAAGTGGGCGTCTGTGGGGTGGTTTCCCGCTAGGTTACTGGTCACTGCGCCAGCGAAGATGGAGGGCTCACGGCCACCGGAAGCAGTCCGGCCCATGACGTTGAGTTTGGCCGTGGGGCCCTGGCTTCTCTTGTCGCTGGCGTCGAGGGCCAAATGAGGGAAGACCTCACTGACTGGGACATAGAGACCAGGCTTGATTTCGAGGGACCCGTTCAGTCTGTCTCGGATCTCCCCGATTAGCTTCTTGGCTAGGTCCAGCGTGGCCGAGGCGACGAGGACTCGGCGGTCGGGATCTCGGAGAAGCTTCCATATAGGTAGTATTACAGATAGGAGGGTACTCTTCGCATGGCCCCGAGGGACCTGACAGAAAGTCCAAGGCTGAGTCTGCGCATGCGCTATGATTTTTTGGTGCAGATCTCCGAAGATCTTTCGGCCAGATGCATCCCCCTTGTACCCGAGGGCCTCCCCAAGTGCTATCGGGTCGTCAAAAAGTCTCTTTATCGGTTGGGGTATCGTCATTGGAGTCGCAGCGCCCTAAAGCATACCCTAGCAGGAACAAAATTAGAATAGATAGTGTCTCCATATATCCTCACTCGTCGATTATCGCCCGATATACCCGACTGAAGGCCACCCCCCATTCGGGGCCGTGGTCCTCCTGAGTCGAGAACCAGCTAAGGCAGTGGGCGTATTCATGCATTAGCGTATCCTCTGCCTGGGCTGATTCCATGCCCGTGCAGATCCCTATTATAAAGGACCGTCCCCGCTTTGGGGTCTCCCTAAAGTCGGAATATCCGTGTTCTTCTTCTAATTTCCTGATGACAAGGCGAACCGAGAAGGGCAAAGGAAGCTTTACCTCCAGGATATTGAGCATTTTGAGGAGCCGATCCCTGTATTCGGCCTTGCTGGGTGGGGCATTCTCCATATGAGGCTCACTATATCAGTTTAGGAGTCCCGGTTCCTGGGGGGAGGGGGACCCATTTCCCCCATACCCCACCCCCCATCAGTCGATAGCGTGCCTCGCGGCAGACGGCGAGGCTCAAGTAGCAGTGGT